TTCATTGCCAGTTCTTGAAGTTCTTTATCTGGATTCTTGTATTGAACTGGCAATAAATTTAAATCTTCTTTAATATCATAATCTTCCACCTTATTTGCAATTTCTAATGTATTTGCAAACATATCTTCTCTAAACTTAAGTTCTTTTGTCATTGCAGACTTCATCTCATCATAGGATAAAAGGTGAATATCAAATCTATTAAATGACATCATTCTATCTTTGCCATAAAGATAGTCAAGTCTTTCCATCATATCTGGATATTTTTGAGACTTGTCATACTTAACATCTTTTTCAAGTTTTGCATGTGTATTTAAAATTAACATCATTTCTTGAATAACTTTTTGATCTACATCAGAATGGTGACAGTCTGGCGTTACAACTATCTTTACACCAAACTCATCTGCCAATTGCATTAAAGTTAAATTAATCTCAGGAGGATTGTGTGGCATAACCTCAATATAAAAATCATCGCTAAATGTTTTCTTAAACCACTCAATATGTTGTTTTGCTACAGCAAACTCTCCTACCTCAATTGCTTTTGCTATGAGTCCACTAAGACATGCAGACAAAACAATCAGTCCATCTTTATATTTTTCTAATACTGCAAAATCAATTCTTGGCTTTTTATAAAACCCTTCCGTCCAAGCAATTTCATTCAACTTGTTTAAGTTCTCTAAGCCTTGCTGATTCTTGGCAAGAATTACTATATGGTTATAGATAAGATCAAGTGGTGTTGTACGTTCTGCTTTATCACGATGATCAAATCTATCTGCAGCAATATACCCTTCTATACCAAGAATCGGCTTTATCCCTGCTGCTTTTGCAGCACGATACATTTCACGATGGCCTGACAATGTGCCATGATCAGTTATTGCCAATGCTGGCATTCCTAACTGAACAGCACGATCAATATATTCTTGTGGTGTTGCGACACCATCCATTAATGAATAGTGTGTATGCACATGTAGGCCAACGTAGTTCACAAATTACCACTCAATGTTGGTAGATGTAACAGATGGTGTATCAAACCCGAAATAGAACGATTCTTGCTCTGGATAAGGTACTTCACGTACTACCTTATCAAGATTATGGTATTCGAAATTTCCCCACTCAAATGGTTCATTGTCTGGCTTGCTTGGAATCAAAGTATAGTTTGTTTCTGTACCCTGACCATTACGCTTTAGTTTCCATTGAAGATTTGAAACACTTCCTGTTTCCAAAGCATACTCACGAATTGTATTAAATGCAGATTGCTTGCTAATTCCTTGTGACCATACCGCAATATACGGATCTTCTAAGCCATCATCAACAAGAACGTTACAGTAGAAACGCATACGTGCCTTCCAACCACTTTTTGGTTCTTTTCTTGCCATCTCGCAACCAAAGCAACGACCTTCTGTATCCTGTGTGCATGCAGCCTTGCGCTTATAATCTTTTGGATTTGTATGCTCAGCAACTACTACAGCCAAACCTCTTGATTCATTATAACTTGCAGAGTCTTCATCTAACTCTTCTACAAAACGGATCTTTGCTGCTTGTCCGTCAGCCAACTTTACCCATCTTACCTTAATTGCATTACTATCATATTTTGGTTTGTCGAGCAGGGCATTGATATTTTTTAGTCCCTTTACTACGCTCATATTTTCTCCTTTATCTTTGTTATTTTATTGTAGCATGGTTAATGTTTTTTTGCAACTATTGATTAACCAAATCTAATAAATCTTTATGATCTTTCCATCTAAACTTATTTTTATTAAGTATATCTAAATATTGATAATAAAGTTTGTCATTATATTGATTTATAACATCAAAATTACGTAATCCATTACCATAATATATTTTAATAAAATAGTCATTAATAAATGATCCAGGCTTATTTACTAATGTACTTTCATTTGGTGGTGGAATTTTAGTCTTCATCAACTCTAAAAAGTTTTCAACTTCTTTTGGCATTTTATTATTTATTGTAAAGTTTTTCCAAAAACCATTATTTGTTTTATTAGTGACATAATGAACATATATTGCTGCAATTATATCTTTTTCAAGATTTTTAATATATTCATTTATACTATCTCTAAATTTATTTTTATCAATCACATATTCGTTAAATTTTTCTGTAAACTCATTCATAATTGATACTGCCGTCATTATTGCAGTTGCTTCTAATGGTTCAAAAAAACTACCAGATAATCCAACTGCAATACAATTTTTAATAAAATGATTTTCATAAAAACCAGCATTGTACTTTAATGTTTTTGCATGTTCCCAATTTTTATTAATTTTATTTTTTACTTCAAGAATTGCTTCTTCTTCAGAAATATAGTTGTTATCAAAATTATATCCTATTCCATATCTACCACTTGTCGGTATCTGAAAAGACCATCCATAGTTCATTGCAGTTATTTTTACATATGGAGGAATATCAGTATTAATTGGTGCTGGACCCACAACAGATTGATTTATTGGTAGCATATCATTAACACTAATCCAAGGTTCTTTATAAAATTTTCCAATAATTAATCTATTAAAACCAGAGCAATCAAATATAAAATCTACATCCAGCCCACCATCTGAAAGCAAAACCCTTTTAACATTTCCTTCTTCATCTGATTCAAAGCCCTGAACAAAACTATCTATTATTGTTATATTCCTTAATAATGCTATTTTTTTTAAATATCTAGAACATAGATGAGTATCAAGATGAACTGCTGGAAGAGTTCCATTAATTTGTTCAATAGACTTTGGAATTTTATTTTCTAGTGCAAAAATAGAATTTTCATCTATTTTAGATAAACAATTATCATTTTTAATTGCAGAAGAGATTAAACCTAGATAATCTTTGTTATATATTTTATCAGGCCTAATCAATGGTAAAAAATAATCTATATTTTCATCGTTCCAATTTGAAAACAATGTTCCAAGTTTTATTGTTGCATTTGCAGCACTCATAAATTCTTTTAAATCAACATTAATATTTTTCAACATCTGTAAAAAATTAACCGTTGTTGCTTCTCCAACACCAATAATACCTATTTCAGAGTTTTCAATTACTGTTATATCATATTCAGGATATTTGTGCTGCATTGATAATGCTGCTACATACCCTGCAGTTCCTCCACCAACAACAACGATTTTCATAGAATTAATCCAAAATGCTTAGCAATCGCTAAACTAGCAAGTAGTGTCCATAGAATATTAAACCAAATAATTGTTGGCAATGTCTTTATTGTAGAAGACCAAATTAATGCGAGGCTTGATACAAGTGCAAATATATAAAGCCACCACCACTGTTTCCCTAAAATTAAACCTGGAAATATAATTGTAATCTTAGTCATAAAGGCAAAAAATTCAACAGTGTTTGGTTTATTCCAATATTCTTTTTTGAACATTGTTTTAATTGCATGCCACCACTGCATATTTTTTTTCATAAGTTTCCTATAATGCTAGATATTGTTTTTGTATTCAATGTATTAAGTATATCACTATCTAGCATATCTCCGATGTCTTTATACTTTTTATCTAGTTCTATTTTAGATACTCTAGATCCAAGTTTGTCAATAAGTTTGTTTGCCATAGTATTTCCAGCATCGTCATTATCAGATATTATATAAATATCATTAAAATATTTTTTTAATAATTCTATCTGAGAACTAGAAACATTCGCACCAAGGGTTGCAACTGCTGGAAGACCTACTTGATCTATTCTTATAGCATCAAAAGATGATTCAACAACATAAACCTTGTTAGACTGCCTTACTCTATGAAGATTAAACAGTATTTTACTTTTAGGAAGACCTGGAGTATTTTTAAACTCTTTACCCTCAATAGTTCTTGCTACAAATCCAATAGTCATTCCATCTGGAGATTGAACTGGTATTGTAACCATGTCTTGTTTTTCTGAAAATCCAAGGCTGAATCTTTCAAGAGATTGCTTTGTTATTCTTCTACCTTCAAAGTATCTAATTGCTCTTGGAGACTCTAATGCTTGATTATTTAATCTTTTAATTAATAACTCATCATACTGAATAAACTCTTTTGGTTTGTATAATTTTTTATTTACTAAATCCTCTATATTTGTTTCTTTTTCCTTGCTTTTAATAAAACGAATTGATTCAAAGTATGACCTTCCAGTAGTCTTCATGATTAATTCTTGTAGTTCAGAAGTTTGCTGACAACCAAAACAAAAAAACAACCCAGACTCTTTAGAAACTTCTCCTGCTGGAGTTCTTGTATTGCTGTGATATGGACAAAATATGATAAAGTCTGAGCCTACCTCTGACTCAATGGTGATTCCTGATCCGATGAGAACTCTTTTAATTTGCTCTTCTGTAAAGATATTGGTCTGCTGCCGTCTACTGCGATTATCCATTCTGTCTTTTTTCTCCCTACAAATATTCCATATACTGTCAATTTAAAATTAAAAGATTCTTTTTCACTATTATAGTCTAGCGTAAAACTTGGTTCTATGTCAATTCTTGGAACATATCCAGTTTCCTTCATCTGAACAATTAATAGTCTTATATATTCTTCTTTAAGCCTTGGAACTGTAGCCTCATCTTTTATAAGGCCATCGACCATAAAATTTTTAATCGGCTTATGATTAAAGAACATACCATATTATAACTGCTTATCTTCATAGTCTTTATAACGATAATAGCCTTTGTCAAAGTCTACCTGGACTAAAAACTCCCCCATAAAACCATTACGATTCTTTCTAAAGGCACATTCTATAATGTCTGAGTTAGTTGCTCTACCCAAAGCCATAACCCAGTCAGCATCATAGGCAATTTGTCTAGACCATGCTGTTTGACCAAGCGTAGGCACACTACTAAGATCATTTACATCATCTGGAGTAGCAGATGAGATAGCAATAATTGGAACTTCTTCAGAAATAGCCATTAATTTAAGTTCACGAGAAAGATTCTTCATTCTCACTGTTTCATTGTCAGACTTTTGATTTGGTGTCATAAGTTGTAGATAGTCTACAATAACAAAGTCTGGCTTGTATTGATCTATCTTTCCTCTAAGAACTGACGGACTAATCTCTCCACCTTGGTCATTTGAAATAATGTGGAATGGATTTTTGCCAGCAAGATGATTCTTGTGCCAATCTTTAAGAGTTTCCATTTCAATGTTGCCTTGACTTATTTTACGATGAGACCAAAGTCCCTCACCCATAATCGTAAATACACGATTACGAACTTCTGTTTCAGACATTTCAAGACTAATTACTAAAGGAGTTTTTCCTTGTTTCCAAGCCTGTACTGCAAAATAAAGAGCAAGCCATGATTTACCAATTCCTGGATATGCCAAGAAAACTCCTAATTGTCCAGAAGTAATTCCAGATGGAAGGTAGTTATCAAATCCTGGCAAACCAGTTTTAATTCCAACATTGCCTGCTGCTTCTAGTGCTTTAATATGTTCAAAATATGCAATAGCAGAATCTAAGTCAATAACATCAATATCACGAACTGCTGATGTGTTCTTTTTAAGTTCAGAAGTTTTAGTAATAAGATTTGTTAATGCCTCTGCACCCTTATCATTTTGCACCTCTGTTGCAGCAGACCTTAAAATATCTTTAAGGCTATCATTTAAATATTCATGCTGTAATTCTTCAAGATGATGTTTTGTTGCACCAACATCTTCAATAACCTCAAAGTCTCTAAATTTTTCTACAACTAGAGATGATGGCGGAACAGAACTGTTATGTTCAAAATAGTTTCTAACAAAGTTCCAAATATCAGAATGTGTTCTAAGAATATTGTCTATATTTGCTTGCAAAAGAACATGGATTTGTTTATCTTTTAAAACAGCATTTATTACTTTTGCCTCAGTATTATTCACTTAGCCATTCCTTTGCTTTTTTACGTCTTTCTAATCTTTCCATATCATCTTGCTGTTTGTCAAGTTTAGCCTTTAATATCTTTTCTGCATTATATGCAAAATGATTCCAAGTAGGCTCTTGTGCAACTTTAAAGTAGTACTCTAACAACTCATAACACAAAGACATTCCATATGATTCTATCAAGGCATCAGAAGCCCACTGCTCTACGTTTAAATTTAATGTTGGCTTTGCTTCATATCTTTCTTTATGATGTTTTGAATAACGACTTAGCAAAGCC